TGAAGACCTCCGTCCTTCCTCTCAGCTATGTTCCGCGGGCGCTCGCCGCACGCGATACGCGCGGCCTCATCAAGCTGATCGCTGAGGCGGGCAGTGGCAAGCTGCTCGGCGCGCATATCCTGGCGCCGGAAGGTGCCGACAGCATTCAGACGGCCACTCTTGCGATCAAATTCGGGCTCACCATCGAGCAGCTCGCAGAGACGATCTTCCCCTACCTGACGACGGTCGAAGGGCTGAAGCTCGCCGCCCAGACCTTCAACAAAGACGTCACCAAGTTGTCTTGCTGCGCCGGATAGGTAAGCGTCATGGCAGAAAAGTCTGCTACCGGCCTGTGGGGCCTCTTGATTGCCGCCCCGTTGGTTTGTTGTGGTGGGCTCTCATTGGTCGCAGCAGGAACGCTTTCGGGTTTCGGTGTTTGGCTGATAGGAGGCGGGTGGGCGGCACGGCGCTATTGAAGCACTGGACGTCGCTGGATCGGTGGAATGCGCAACGCCCCTCGCCCCATGCCGCAAATACCGTCGACGAGCGCGCGAAGAGAACGGCGCGGACCGGGGGGCCTCTGATCCTTGGGGCTTTTGGGGCCGTCTGCCGACCTGGGGCTCACGCAGAGAATTTTTCCCCCGGCCCAAAACCACAGCTGGAATATTTACCGTCCGCTATTGCCACCAAGAAACGGCCTGTTTTGAGGCCTCGACTCGAGAGGCGACGATGACCGCCGGGAGTGCCGAGACGCGCCGCTCGGCCGGGAAAGCCGCTCCTGTCGCGGTGTCTGGGCCGTACGCCGCCGCCGAACGTCGGCGAATATTTACCGTCCGCTAATACCTCCAAAAACGGCCTGTTTTGGCGCCTCGACGTGAAGGGCGACAACGGGCCGCCGAGAGGGCCGGGACGCGACGTGCGACTGGGAAAGCCGCTCCTGCCGCGGTGTTTGGGCCGTCCACCGCCGTCGAACGCCGGCGAATATTTACCGTCCGCTAATACCTCCAAGAAATGGCCTGCTTTGGGGCCTCGACGTGAGGGGCGCCAGGCCGATGCGCGGCTGCAGCGCTTGTAATCTCATGATCGTGATGCTCCGAAGATAGCAATGCGATGATCTGCTTGTTCGCTTGGCTCGTGCCGCCATCGAAGCGCTTATGCGGTCACCAACAACGGAGACCGACATGCGCCGCACCGCTCTCGACGCCTACATCTCCAGGAAGACCGAGATCGACACCATGCTCGCGCGCCTCACGGCGCTGAGCGACGATCACTTCAGCGTCGCGCCTGACGAGGTCACCTGGGCCGACGTCGGCACGCTCGCCCACTACGCCGAACTGCTGAAGCGCATCACCTACAGTGCCTTCAAGGAAGGCGAGCACGCCGAGTAGCGCGCCGCTCGGCTTCATCGCCCCGGGTTGCCCCGGCAACCGGGGCTCGGGTCAGTAGGAGCCGCGATGGTCGCGGCCCGCATGACCGGAGGGTTCACGCCATGTCGAAAGCTTCAACCACCGCACGCGCCAGCAAGAAGGCTGTGCGCACCAAGCGCGCCACCAAGACCAAGGCCGCCGCCACGAAGGCCAGCACGCCACGCGCCGAGAGCAAGCAGGCACAGCTGATCGCCATGCTGAAGCGCGCCGATGGCGCCACCATCGCCGAGGTCGTCGAGGCGCTGACGTGGCAACCGCACACGGTACGTGGCGTGATGTCTGGCGCCCTGAAGAAGAAGCTTGGCCTCAAGGTCGAGTCCGAGAAGGCCGATCCGGATCGGGGACGCACCTACCGCATTATCGGATAGCGTCCGCGCTCGGCGCAGGCCGGCGGTCACGTCGATAGCGTGACCGCCGGCTTTCGTTGTCGATCCAAGACCCGCGACATCCAAGACCCGCGACGGATCACGGGGGCTATATCTGCCTCCCCCTGACGGCTCTGAGGCGGCCAATCAGTTCCCGGCGCCCCACGCCCTTCGGCGCGGCACGGCCATTCAAGCGCCAGGCAATAAGGCAAAGCCCGTAGCGCCAATGCTCATGCGCAGCAGCGCGCGCCAGCCCGACCGACCAGCAGATGGACTTCCAGCGCTCGCCGCTGGCTCGTCGCCACACGATCTTCGCATCGAGCGGCCCCAGCCACAGCAGCCATGGCAGGGCGGCGTCCATGCGGCTGATGGCGGCCGCCGAGGGCGGCGGCAGGCGCATGGGCTCCGGCGTCTGGCCCACGAGGTCACTGAACTCGACGAACATCTGGGGCCAGGTGCTGAAGTAACCCTGCCCCCGCTCTGGCGGCAGGCGCCGGAGCAAGGTGGCGGCTTCGACCAGCCGGGCCTCGACGATCTCAGGGGTCCAGTCATTCATGGCGACCCTCCTGCTGCTTTTGCTTCTCGCCGTAGAGCTTCTCGCCGAGTTGTCGGACCAGCTCGCGCTCCAGCCAGGTCAGGCGCTCGTCGTCAGCGTCGATCACCAGCACGCGCTGGGCCTGCCAGCCCTGGCGCTTGATGGACTCGGGCGGCCTACGGTCCCCCCCATATCCTCGCGGCGCCCACTTCATCTCGACACCTCGCAGAGCACGGCGGCGTAGCCGGCGACATCCCGGATGGAATCCAGGTGCCGGGGATCGCGGACCAGCCGGGCGAGTTTTAGGTCGATCATGCAGAGGGCGACCTGCGCCGGCGTCACGGGCTGACCCAGCGTGATCGACCAGCGCGCCGCGATGGCCGCCACGCTCTGGCGCGGGTCACCGTAGGTTGCCCGTCGGTCACGCAGCACATGTGCGGCCTGGTCGAGGAAGGTTTCGGGGGTCATGGCCGGTCCTCCGCTCCGCGCCCAGCGCCGCCGTGGGTTTGGCCGATATCGCCGGCGGCAGGTACGGGGGTAGCGGCCACCCCCGCCGTCGCGTCGGAACCACGGCGGCTTGGTTGATTGGCGGCGGCAACGGCCCTTCTGGCAGCCAGGGTCCTCACCTGAGCCAACTGCGCCTCGCTGGCCGGCGCTCGCCACGGGCTCCTGCCCATCCGTAACGGCCAGGCCGGGCATTGCACGTGGGTGCACAGCCGCACCTCCACGGGCGACGCGCCGGAGCAGTCGATGCAGCGCAGCCGCAGGGCCTGCTGCGCGCTCATGCGGACATGGCCCAGCGACATCAGTTCGTCCGGCGTCATGTTGCGGGGGTCGCGGCCGACGTCATGGCCGTCGCGCCGTTCGAGGCCGATCGCGCGTTCGCCGTTCATCGCACGCCTCCCCGGGTCTGCAGGGCCCAAAGAAGAATGGCGATGGCATCGGCCTCGTTGTCGTCGACGGGACTATAGCCGCGGGCACGAACCGCTTCGATCACGGCCGCCTTGTCGGCATTGCCGCGGCCGGTGACGTGCCGCTTGATCGTGCCGACGGGCACGCCCTGATAAGGGACTTCGTGCTCTTCACACCACCCCGTCAGAGTGGCCAAAAAGCCGCCGTAGGCGTGGGCGGCATCGGTACCGGCGTGGCGCCGCACCTCCTCGAATACCACCCGATGCAGGCCGTTGGTCATCATGGCGATGCCGACGAGCCAGTCGGTGAAGCGGACGTACCGCATGCCGCCGCCTTCGAAGCGGTTGGGGCGGAACGTCTCGGTCCCGCTCTGAACCGGCCCTTCGGCGGGCCGTACGGCCCATCCGGTTTTGGTGCCGAGATCCAGGGCGAGGATCGTTTGTTCTGAGGGTGGCTTGTAGACGATGCTGTCGATAACGGGATTGGCAGGGCGCGGCTGCGCCTGAACAACGGACATGACGACCTCCTCGAGGTTCGGGGTGGTCGGGGCGACTGCGGCGTCCGGCGAAGGAGGCGGCTCTCGCCCGAACCTTGAGGGATCGGGTCCTGTTCAATCTGACTGCCAGCACCCGTCTTCGGGCTGCGGACAGATAACCGTAGAAGCGTCTTGGCTCTTTCGCTTTTCCTGCGGACTCAACTCTTTGTTTTCACGAACAAATTTCGAATAACCGAATAACCGTAGAAAATCGCAGGCGGGTAATCCCTGGACCAGGCATTGCCTGTTTGAGTGCCGGGGAGAGACCCTATTACTGTTTTCTCTATTATTCGGTTATTTATATATAGCTCAATAAAACCCGCAATAAATAGCCGTAGAAATAACCGTAAATCGCTTACGCTTTTCTCGGCCAAAGCCTGCGGTGTGCATGCAGCCCTCACGATGCCACCAGACGATAAGACACTACGGGCTTCGTGGTGGTCTTGCGGATCTCCTGAACGATACGCTCGCTTTCGACCAAGGTGACGAGGATGTCGTCACGGTCGCGGCGCGCGAGGAATCGCGTCTGGTCATAGAGGTCCGTCCTGGTAATCCCTTTGCGACCCACTTGCCGAATGATTTCGAGCACGCGCTTGTGATTGCGCTCGATATCGTTGTCGGCGAGGTAGCGCTCGGCCTGGACCAGCAGCGTCGCGACGCAATGGGCCACGACGTCACGCGCCCAGTTGGCGTCCTCGCCGCGAATCACCGGCGCCTCGGGATTGGCGCTGACGGCCTTGATCAGCGCGACCTTGGCGGTGTTCTCCCAGACCCGCGCCAGGGCAGCGCTTTGATCGGAGCCGACGGCGGCGCGCTGACGCGCCGTCATCTCGTCGTCGAGGGCGTCGAAGACCGCGGTCGCTGCGTCATCCATCGCCACCACCAGCGGATCGGGCTTGATGACTGGTGCTGCGATGCTCTGCAGGTTGCCGGTCGCCGTGCCGGCGCCGACGGACGCGACGCGTTGCAGGGCCAAAACAAGATCTTCCGGAACCGGCGTGAGCGCGGCGGCCCTGCGGTTGCGATCGGGGATGTCGACGGTGCTGCGGAACACCAGGAAGCGGGCAAGGCTGCCGTCCTGCAGCGAGCCGCTGCGCAGCGCCTCCCAGAACGGTCCCGGGGCTGTGACGCCGTGCAGGCAGACGCAAGGCTCGATGATGTCCTGGCGCGGGCGTTCCTTCTGGTCGGCATACTCGGCACCGAAGAAGGTGGTACCGGCGCTGGTCGCGAGTTCGGTGAACAGATCCCAGATCTCGGACAGGTGCTTGGGCGCCCGACGCTTGTCGACAACATTGGCCATGAAGCGGCCGAACTCGTCGATCTGGAACAGGATCGACGGCTGGCGCACGAGCGCGGTAATCAGCCCCGCCCCCGATG